GCCGCCAACCTTAGATTGCGACATTACGCCACCGACCTTTGTTATTTCATTTAAAACAGCATCAGAGCCTTTGTCCCCAAACTCTTCAATCGCCCCAAGTATGCCTATAAAAAAGGCGTCAGCCTGCGCTTTGCCTGCTGTTTTGAGATAACCGCTAGACTTTGTCTGTGCGCTATCGGCTACCTTGCGCAGCCGCTCCATAGCATTCCGTGCATCGCCTACCGCTTTTTTGTTGGCGTTCTCTAAATCCTCTTGGCGGCTTTTGAGGAGTATGGATCGTAGTAGTTCTTTGTTTGCTGCTCTTTGCGCTGTCTCTATGTCTTGAAGGTTTGCCTTTTCGCTAAGTTGGTTAGGTAGATATTTACCATATCTCTCATTGACCTCCTTGATAGCTTTAGCCCTAGCCTCTGTGCCTTCCTTTGTTCGTTTTAAGACCGAGAACATAGCATCCATTCCCGCCTTCTCTGCCGTGAGATTCTTGGCGAATGTACTTTGCTCTCTTGTGGTCTTTTTGTAGGATATAGCAAGTGCGGCAAATGCAGCTACTACAACCCCCACCGTACCCGCTAGTGCCGTCATAGATAAACCCAAAGGCACAAGTACCCCCATCAAAGATGATGTAATTGTTAGCAGTTTGCCTATACCGAATGCAAGTGGTCCGATTGCTGCGGCTAGTGCAGATACTACTACTATTGTGTTCTTTACACTATCAGGAAGCGCACTAAAAGCACTTGCCAACTTTGTGACAAATCCCGTCAGGGCATTAACAACAGGGCTTAGTCTATCGCCAATGTCAATCATAACACCCTCAACGGCACTCTTTAATCTAAGGAATGCCCCGTTAAGCGTGTCATCCATGACCCCCGCCATTCTCTTGGCTTCCCCCGCAGACATATCAAATGTCTTGTTCAGCCTTGAAATTTCGTTAGCATTCTCGGCTATTACAGTAGCTACCGTTGTACCTCGTTTGCCGAACATCTCCAAAGCCGTGTTAAGTGGGTTTGAACTTGAACGGATCGCATTCATAGCCTCGTCCCAAGTCATCCCCGAAGCCGCCAAGTCTAGGAATATGTTACGCAGCGCAGTACCCGCAGTACTAGCATCAATACTGTTGTTTGTTAAGACCCCAATGATAGCCGTAGTTCGCTCTAAGTCTGCCCCCGCTTTTCTTGCCACAGGTGCAGCGGTACTCATAGCTACTTTGAACTTTTCTAGATCGAGTGCGCTACTGCTAAAACTTGAAGCCATTACATCGGTGATGCGCCCCATGTCTTGCGCTTGTAGCCCAAAGGCTCTCATCACCCCTGCCGCTACCGTGGCGCTCTCGGCTAAGTCCTCGCCCGTTGCTAATGATAGAGCAAGTATAGAGTCTGTGGAAGCTGTTATTTCTGCCGTGCTTAGACCTAACTTGGATAGGTTGAGTTGAAGTTCAGCAACCTCACTAGCTGTGTATCTCGTTGTCCTTCCAAGTTCTAGCGCATTTTCTTTGAGTTGTTCAAACTCCTTAGATGTCGCTCCGCTAATGGCTTGAACCTTTGCCATGCTTTGCTCAAAGTCAGCAAATGTTTTTACAGCTAAGCCCCCCGCAATACCCAAAGGCAGCGTCAGGCTTCGCGTCATACTCTTGCCGAACTTTTGGAACTGCTTACCTGACCTCTTTAGAGATCGTTGAGCGTTCTGCAAATTGGTTGAGAACTTACTAATGTCAAGCCCTAAGACCGCATTAACTATCCCCGCTTTCCTACCTTTTCCCATTTCTTAGAGTCTAATTCTTTTCTAGTCTTTGGCAAATACCTCTTTGCGCGTTCTAACTTGCGCTCTAATTTCTCTCTGTCATCCTTCTCCCAATCGAACTCAAACAAGTCCTTTGGGGTTTTTAGCTTGCCCTTCGCATCTACCGTTTTCAGCATCACGAACCCTAGCCACCTACTCCGCACCCACTCATTGCGCTCTACCGCCTCTATTCGCCTTATATAGCCCTGTCGGTAGTTGTCAAACTCGTGCGGGGTCATATCAAGCCACGCCCCTGGGGGTAACCCCATTTCAGAGGCAGCCTGTTCAATTAAATCAAAGGGGTCAACACCCTCATCTACTTTCCCTCGTCCTCTGCGCTGCCCCCTTCAGTTTTTTGTTGCTCGTCAATGGCTGCTGTTAGCCTTTCCATTGCTAGTGGGTCTTCGTCAATAAGGTCATCAAGCAAGTCCCCCGTCATAGTAGGCTCTTTGCCTTCCATTCTGAACCCTTTGTTGATCGCCTCTACGCAGATAAAGTGCGCTTGGTCTAATTCTCCTTGAAGCCCCATTGACATCACTTTTCTGATGACTGAATAACTCACCTTGAATGGGTACTCTTTTCCGTTTATTTCTATGTGTTTCATAATAAAAAAGGGGTTAGCATATCCACCAACCCCCTCAATCCTTACGTATGTTTAGCTATTAAATACTAGCCTTACTCAGTGTTCCCGTTCCTTGGAAGGTTACTGAGAAACTTTCGTTATCGTTGTCTGTTGCCCCGTTTCTGCTCAGTGAGGTGATGTACGCGCTTCCGCTATACTCCACATCCCCGCTATTGGCGTTTGAGTAGAGAACCGTCACAGTGTTTCGTAAGATCATATCATCGTACAAATCCTCATACCCCTCGGTAGCATCTTCCGCAAAGTAGAACTCGCCCGATGCGGTCCAACTCAAAAGACCCTCAAGCACGTCCTCCCATGTGGCTGTGTCCTTGGTCGTAGCATCACGAGTGTTCATGCTGATATCTAATGTAGCACTAACCGAGTGCGCTACCTTTGCTGTGTTATTGTAAATCGCACAATAACCGCCTCTCATTATTCCTGTTGTCTGAGCCATCTTATTCTAATTTATACTACAAACTTATTGCTCTACTTCCTCTTGCGGAGTTACAATTTTTTCAACTTCATCGACAGGTTCTGAGCCATACACAATAGCTTGACCTTTCGCCAAAAGTTCTACACTTCTAGCGTTCGATACTTCCATGACCGTTCCCTTTTTTCTCCAACGGTTTCCAATCTTTACCTTTTTTGTTAATTCTAGTTTCATTTTTCTCGTATTCTAAATGACATCCCTAGTTGATATTCGTCTTGGTCAGGATTCCACAGGGTGTCGCGTGTATCCTGCCAGAGTATGTTGTCTATTTCGTGTCCTGCTACTGTGCCACTGTACTGATCTAATGCCGTTTTAAGCACGTCCGCTATCGTGTCATTGTTTCGTGGCGAACCTTTGCAGTAGATGTAGATGTCCAAGTCTGTGTATATGACAGGTGCTGCCCCGTCTTTGGTATACTCAGGGTCTTGGCTTATCTCAAATATCACAAATGGAAACGTAGGGTTTTGTGGTGCGTTCATCGGATAGATGCGCGTACTCACCTCGTTAGTGACGTTTGAATCACCCGAAAGGATGGTATATACTGCTTCTCTAATCAACTTTAAATCCTGCTTTGCGAAGTCGTTTTAGTTTTGACTTCATGTATTTTTCTAATGCGCTCAATGTTTCTTCACGGGTCTTGGTTGCTGACCTTCTAAGTGCATCGCCCTTCCAGTCTAAGGTATCTGAGATATGCTTTGCTTGTGATCTTACAGGCATAACCATTAACCCATAATAACCTACCGCCTCAGTTGAACTACGAACCTTTGGACCAATCCCCACCGTTATATTGGTTCTACTCTTACCGTTCCAAAATTTCATACTCCTAGAAAGCGTACCTCTATCGTATGTAAATCTACCGCGCTTAATAGGCTCATGGTATCTGTCACTTATTGACGTGATGCGCACAGTATCTAGGTATGTTTTACCCGCCTTTCTCAATAAGGTTAATAGCTGCTTCCTTTTGTCTATATCCCGCTTTAGGTTCTTCGTGATATACTCAGCCATAGCATCAAAAGCACCTTTAGGCACTTCAAACTTTATAGCGTCATCTTTAGCCATGCTTAACAGCCGTTATTTCAATCGTTTCATCTCTGCCCATTACTAATATGCTCTGTATATCCCAAGTGCCTCTAAAGCTGATTCTGTCCGCTTCGGTGATTGCGTTCGTGTCGCTGTCGTACTGCACCTTGAATATCGCCTTTATTTGCGTTTGTTCTCGCTTATCGTCTAGCCGTTCAGATCCGCTTTGATACTTGATACTCGCGTATGGTTGTGAATAGGTAGCCCAAGTCTCAATAACGCCGCCCGAAGCATCGCGGGTAGTGGTAAACCTCTGAACAGTTATCTGATATGTCTGCCGCGAATACCTCAACTGAATATTCTTTTTGAGTAGTTGTCCATTAATCTCGCTACTACGCCCTTGTAGTTGTCGGTAGTCGTTCCTATTACTCCCGTGCTGCGTTCTTCGTACAGGTCAAACACAACCACCTCCAGGAGTTCTATAAACTCATCGGGGATAGACTGCCATGTGCCATATCCTGCTGTAAAAGCTATTTCAATCGCATCATATCTGTCATCGTACACCGTAGGCTCAGACTGAATATAGACCCGTCCGTATTCGCCCTGTATAGATGTGTAGTAGTTCGATGTGCTTAGCGTTTGCTGCACGTTACTAGCATCGTAGTATTTGACTGAACTTACTGCCGTGATAGGGTACTTTTTGAGCAGGATATGATCCAAGCCACGTTCGTAATCCCAATCATCCATATATAGCGTATAGCTTCGGGATTGAAGTACAATCCAAGTTTCTTGCTCGATAATGTCTACCGCAGCATTTATCATCTGCGTGATAACTTGGTCTTGGTCTGTACCCGTGACACGCAAGAACTTTTTTACCCTGTCTAGTGGCAAGGCTGTTCCTTGTGGTTTCGCTCCTCTTACTATTCGCATATCGTTTTAAAAAAGAAAGGGGCGGGAACATTCCCACCCCCGTCAGCACTATGATGAAACAAATGGATTATCCAGTATATCCTGCTACTGAGATGGCTGCATCTTGAATCAAGGCAAAATCCCAGAAGGAGTTTAGTACAAGTCTGTCCATACCTGATGTAGCAACCGAGTAAGGGTCTACCATCAAGTCGATAGGACCGAACTGTGCGCTCCAAGCTTTAGACCAATCTCCGAAGTAGATTGTCTCCTGTCCAGATGCGATGTTCGCGATCTGCGTAGAGTACTCGTAAGGGTAAAGCCCTTCGATCATACCATCTTGAACAAGTGCGCTTACACCCGTAGCAAGTACCGCAGTTTGAATCTCGCTATACAGTGAATGCGAAACAGCAAATCCGAGGTTACCTTGCAGATGGTTGTTCCCAAGAACTTCCTCAACCAATGCGTGAACCATTGCAACTCCTGTTGCTCCCGTTACGGCAGTCTTACCGTTACCGAGGTAGTTCCAAGCACCGTTTCCACTATCGTCTGTGAATACCGCATACTCAAACTTGGCAGCGATCGCAGAAGCGAAAGCATCACGAAGCGCACCCTCCAAAGAATAGTTAGCTTGGAGTGCAGCTTGTTTTGAGTAGTTGACGTATCCAGCAAGTCGAATCGGTGTTAGATCAATTTTCGTCGTGCTACTCCCCGAATCCGCGCTACTGTCTGTCTCGCCCTCCCATTGAGTCGATACCGCACCGATGATAGGTACACGAGTGTCTTCAACCGCGCTGATGAAAGTACCACCTAATTTACTTAGGATAGTTTTCGCGTACACAGACTGAACAAAGTCAGTTGTTTGGATGCCTGTGGTAGTGTTCTCGGTTACGTTCGCACGTTTCTCAGGAGAACTCAATCGGCTGTGGATTTTTGAAGGGATAGCAATACCATTGGTAGACTTGCCAATCTTACGGGCTTCTTCTTCACCCATTTGACGGATTTCGTCAATGAACCCTTTGTCTTTCGCGATTCCGTAAGCAGCACGAACAGCCTCACCGAAAGTGAAGTTGTCAGCCATTTTTTGAAGTTCGCGCTCTTCGGAAGTAGATGCAGAATTACCCGCAACAGCAGCAGCCTTTTTGGCTTCTACCTTTGTTACTTCTTCCAATTTCTTCGCTCGTTCGAGATCACCTGTCAGTGACTCTACTTCATCGGTCAAAGAATCAATAGAGGCACGTTGCTCGTCTGTGAGTGTCTCCCCTTCCAACCCTTTGACGAAATCTCTAGCCTCTTGCTTTTTG